ACCCTCTTTCAAATGCCATTTTAGCTACATCACCTGCGGTAGCTTGTTGCTCCTCTTCTCTTGCGCCCGTAGGCATAATCCATACAGGGTAATCTACTCCTGCTTCTCGAAATAAATTAACTACTTCATCAAGCTCTTGCCATTCTTCTTTTGTCTGACCTACAACAAACTTTAACTGACCATTCTTAGAAACATCATAGTACTCTTTTACGATTTCAGGTTTAATAGCTTTCTCTCTCTTCTCTCCAGCAACAGTCCATAGCTTAGGAGATACAGAAAAGAATGCTTCAGGTTTAAACAGAGGAGAGTTTACTGCATCTTTAAACTCATTAGATAGCTTCTGAGTTCCATTAGTCTCCCAAGTAACTGATGCTGGTAGATTATCCGAACTATAGAAATGAGTATCTCTCATAGGACCGCCAGGCATATCTCTTAGTGTGTTATAGATGTCAATAAAAGCATTCTGAGCATGCTTCATTAATGGCTCACCACCAGTAATGCATAGATGATTATGTTGTAGAGATAGCGGATGTCGAAACCAACCTTCTGGATTATGTTCATTCTTCATACAATCTGTAAGCTTCTGAGCCAGCTCTACACCCGTGGCCTGACCCATAAGATGCTTAAACTTCTTAGACCAAGTATAGGATGAATCACATCCTTTGGACCATACAGGTAGATCTTCTACTCGATTTACAGAGTGAGCATCAAAGTCAGCATATGGTAATTCATATGTTTCCGGTTTTGTAGGATGCTTCTGACCAAAGCCATCACATTGCAGGTTACATAGAAAGAATCTAATCCATGCTGTAGGTACGCCTGTATAATGTCCTTCACCTTGAATAGAATGAAAGATTTCGCTATAGGTATATTTTTTATCCGTCATTATCTTTTTTCCTCAACGACCAGCCGTTTGCTGTTTCTTCCCATATTATAACATCACCTACAGATAAGTTCAACTGGTCCATAACGTCATCAGGGAGCTCAAATCCAAGCTCCCCGTCACCTGCATCTACAACAGGTATAGTCCAAGATTCACGGTTGATAGATTGCACTGTTAGCTCCATGTTCTGCGCACTCAGCGCTCACTACCCAGCATCTATTGCTAGTCATTCTTTTAACTATCTTATCTGCTTCCATAAATGCCATCTTAGCAAATGACTCAACCCCAACCGCTGGTACAATATTTAACTCAGCTAATCCTTTACCTTCTAAAATCTTAAAGGTTTTAAGATGAGGATCAGATTGAGATAAGACTACCTTATGATCAAAGTTATTTTCTAACCATCTCTTCAACGGCTTCAAACCACCAAAATCAACTACCCAGTTGCGCTCATCTAACTCTTTACATGCAAATACAAACTTAAAAGCAAGAGAGTATCCATGTAAGAATCTACAATGAGAATCAGCGCTTGGTTGCCGGAAGCAAGCGCTTAATCCAATATTATGTCCATAACGTTTTGTACTATAGTAAGCCAAGTTGTCCTCTTTCTAATTGTTTAACTCCAAGGGCCCAATTTTCTGCTGCAGATTCTACATATGCTAAAGATTTACCAGGATACTCTTCTTCAAACTTCAGAGCATTATTAAGACCATTATAATACTTAATATAGAACATTTCGTTCTTAGAATCAAGCTTTACTTCACAATAATCATCAGTATCTGACTCGTCTTTATAGTATGTAGAAATTACTCGGCCCATTTTTACTCTCCTATGAAATTATTGATAGATGGATAAATTTTAGCTATAGCTGCAGCTACCTCTAAGGATAAATCGATATGCTCTTTTTGAGTACCATTCGATGAACGAAGTTCGATATAATGTATCCATGATCTAATAGTACCATTCACATATAATCTTGATACGGTATTACCTTCTGGTAGCACGACTCTAGCTTGTTCTTTAGCGATACCATTATCTATCGCCCAATTATAAGCTGTCATAGCAGCCTGCCAAACAGTGCGTTGATGTTGCTCCCAGGCAATATGTAAGTTAGTATCATCTGTAATTAAACTGTTTTGACGGTTCTTAGGATCTTGTAACCTTGCTTTACGAATTACTACGGTATCATCCAACTCTCTAACATCTGCATATCGCTGAGAAAACTCTTGGAAAGAAAATGACCTGTGACGAAGAAGCTGCCTGGCTATATCACGAGTCGTTTCAATTTCAATACAAGCTGAAGTCATCTCAAACGGACTCCAATGTTTATGCTTAATAAGATATTCAAGTAATTTAGGCGTTGTTTTGGTGTTAGCTTGATTAGAAGGATTAGATACCCTTGCACAATAGGCAATAAGATCTTGAATATTTTCAAGTCCCATAATACCAGGTTCTCCAGAATGAATATGACGCATAGGTTGACTATGCGATATTAAAGTAGCTTTCATTATTAATTACCTGATCCATATTTAAGATAGTTTTTACCAGAGACTTTTACCTTTACGAAAGGTTTATTAGTTTCTGCTTTATTCGGATTCGACATAGTAAATACCACATCCTTACCTTTACGAAGAGCATCCATCTTCCGATTGACTTTAATTGCCTGGTTAATACCAATACCTTTTGTACTCATTGAGGATTTTCGTTCTCCTTTAGAAGCACTACTGTCTCCTGTATTTCTTCGTTTAGCCATTATTTACTCCATTTTAAAATCTTTAAAGCGTTCATTCATTTGCGATTTGTCAAAAGCAGGTGAATCATCTACAACTCCTTCTTCAGGATTATCAGCGTCAAATAATCTCATACGAGCTCTATCTACCCCTACTACGAATCGCTTAAATCTAGATGGGTCGTTGTATCTATTCTTAAGTTGTTTAACCATAATCTGACCTAGCTGCTCTAGTTCCTCTGAACTAATAAGAGCAAACATTAAGTCTGCTGTAGCGGGTAATCCAAAAGACTCGGACGTATCTTCAAGCCCAGGATCAGAGCTAGTATAACCAGAGCGAGTCGTCTGCGTTGCAGAGACGATCGGTACGTTGAACTCAACCGCAAGTCCGCGTAGCTCTTCAGCGATTGCTTTAATGTATGTATAGGAATTAATCGACCCTCCCATAGCCTTCATACGAGCTGAAGAGCATATATTAAGATAATCAATAAAGATAATCTCTGGTACAAAATTACGTTTTAATTTAAGTTCGTTAAGAAGCGCTCTAAAATGTCCTGAGTTAGCAGCTCCGGTTGGATATTCTTTTATGATTAGCTTACCATTAGTTTTAGACGCAATATCGTCTACTTTACTTTTAAAGATAGGTTTAGCTATATTCTCAAGTTGATCAATAGGTATGTTTAGAAGATTAGCGTCAATACGTTCTGCAATACGCTCTTCTGCCATCTCCATAGTAATATATAGGACGTTTCTTCCTTGGTTAAGAATATTACCAGCCATATGACACATAAAAAGCGACTTACCTACACCTGTACCAGCTAAAGCTATATTAAGAGTTTTGTTAGGTAAACCACCTTTAGTGATTTTATTAAAGTAATCTATATCAAAAGGGATACGTTCTTCTTGCTCGTGATAGAAATCATATCTCTCTTCTACATTCTCAATATAGTCGTGACCTACAGATGAGTCAAAAGTAACTGCAAGAGCTTTTTGTAATAGATCCGGTAAAGCATTCTTAGTAAGAGTCTGATGCTTACCATCAATAATAGAAATACTCTCCATAATAGCATTATGAATTGCTCTATCCTGACACCACTTCTCGGTAGTATCTTCTAGCCAACTCTTATCTGCTTTATCAGAGACTGTATCAAAGATGTTAGGAAGCATCTCCATAGCAGCAGTATATTGATCATCATTATACCTATCACTCTGATCAATCTCAATCTTAAATGCTTCTTTAGTAGGAAGCTTATTATACTTAGCGACAAACTTACCTATCTCAATGAATAGTTGTCTAGTTACTCCTTGAAAATAATCTGGTTTAACGAACGGTAGTACCTTACGCATGTAGTCTTCATCTATGAGAAGATGACGCAGTACTAGCTGCTCTAAGTTATTGCTCATTCTTTTCCATTTCGTTTAAATTGTTAACTAATATACTCTCTAATATTTTACCGGCAAACTTCTGTAAGTGCAAGTCTTCAATTGTTAAATCTGGGTCTGGAGTGAAAATAAGATTAAAGTCAAATCTAAGTTGATCTGAGTTTTCATCAATACTAATCTTACCGAAACTTATAACAGATTCGATATAATCGCCTTGTTTAACTCTAATATGCCAATGCTCTCCATCCCCTGGTATTAACTCATAATCTACATTTTCTTGTAACATACCAGGGATCTTAACCATCAGCATCCTCCACAATCTCGTCCATACTAACTAATGACTGATGACCAATACTATATTGCTTCTTTAAGAACTCTTTAAAATCTGTGTCATTAAAGATTGGATCCCAGAAGGACTTACTAAGCGTGACATCGTACCGTACTTTAGATCCAAGCTCTCCAGTACTCTGATTAACTGCAGCATACCAGCCATTGGAAGGCTTAGTAACATAACCGCCAGCAAGAGCACAATCGAGCAAGCCTGAATAACTACGGACACCCCCATCCCAAGACACTGTGATAGGAATCTTAGACTTCTCTTTAACATACCGACTTTTCTCCACATTAATTACAAAATGGTAGCCCTGGATCTCTGTACCCTTTTTATCTTGTTGACGACCCAGAATCCAGATATTATCTGCACTATAGTAGATACCTGTACCTCCACCTACAATAGCTTTAGGGAACAATCCAATCTCTTGATAGGTATGGTTGACAGCAATCATAGGAATATTACGCATAGTAAGATAAGGAGTACACATACGAAACAGACCCTTAAGAGCTTTTGCACGTGACATATCTGCTACTGACTTTTCATTCTTAGCGTCTTCTAGTTCTTTCTTAGAAGCTAGGTTACCAATAGAATCAATAACAACAATGACATTATCATCTCGTTCAATAGCTTCAAGCTGAGCAATAATATCAAACTTAAGTTCTTCTACATTAGCAATAGGTGTATGTAGAATACGAGAAGTATCAATACCAAACTGCTCAAAGTATGATTGAGGTGAACCAAACTCTGAGTCATAAAATAACATAACTGCATCAGGATGGCGTTTTAGATATGCACCAGCCATCAGTAATGCAAATGAGGTCTTAAAATGCTTTGAGGGTCCTGCCAGTACCGTAAGACCGGGCGCTAATCCTCCATCTACAGATCCAGACAATGCTACATTTACCATAGGTACATCTGTAGGAGTCATATCTTTCTCAGTAAAGAACTTAGATTCAGATAAGACTTCTGATGTCTTAATCTTACTGTTCTTTTTTAGTTTGTCCATAATCGACATTATCGATATCCTTTATTAGTTCTCTATTATATACTCTATTTCTCAAATCACTAGAGGAGAAATTATGATCACGTTTATTATAGTAAATTTCTATACCACGCTTTGCACATATCGCTCGACCGGTATACCTACCTGCTTTCTTATATTCTTCGCCTATTATACGAACATCGATGTTAAATGTCAAGAGTATATCTTCACAATCTTTCTCTGTTTGATACGGAATAATTTCATCTACATATTTAACCCCACTTAGCTGTACATATCGCTCAACAAGAGTCTGAACTGGCTTATTCTTATTAGGTCTATCCATACTTGGATCTACTTGAAGGCCGCAGATAAGATAATCGCAATGCTCTTTAGCTTCTCTGAGCATTGCGATATGACCAGCATGAAGAAGATCAAACGTTGAAAATGTAACTCCGGTAATCATCAGCAACCAATGTTATCAACTGATAAAGGATCATCACTACTAGTGAAACCTTTATAGTTACGATCAATAGATGCAGTCTCTATAGGCTTACCTGTAATGTGATTTGTATTTTTTTGGTATCCAACATTCTCTCTTACAATATCAGTGTGATTAAATTCCGCCCAATATAGTTCAAAAGCCACACCAGCTTCTAGACACTCAAACTGATGATACAGTCCTGGCTTTACTTTATGATATTCGCCTGCTTCAACTACTGTCTCATCGATCAAGTTATAATCTCTTTGCCATGTTCTAATTAGCATAATGCCTGACTCTACATAGAATCCATTCCATTTATAACGATGAAGATGCTTAGAACATACTCCTCCTTTTTTCATTTCAATACGATGAAACTCTAGGGCTCCATTAGCTTCAATAAGCTTTGTGTTTCCCCACACTTTACCTGCTATCATTGTATAACTCCATGTTTATATGCATACTCTAATGCATTGTTAGCCTCTAAGTCAAGAGGTCGTTTTTCATATAAGTTTGCTGTCTCTCTATCAATCTGTCTTATTAAATCTACTATCTGACTAGACGTTATAGGATACTGTTTCTCAATAGCGTTTGCAGCTATAGAGATCATAAGTTTATAGATCATTCTATAACGACCTGTACCATCCGTAAAGGACATTCCTACATACTCTTTAAGAAGATTTTTATTTACAAAAGGGCAATCGCGATAGTTAGACCACACATAGGAAGTATTATCTAGCTTACCTTTGCGATACTCTACTACTTGCTCTCTCCAAGCCTCAGGTAGCTTATCTAGAAACGATTTAGCATCACGTCTATCATCGTATGGCCATCTAGCAAGTATGTAGTTAACATCCAACGGCTCGCCATTATTAACAAAAAAGAAATTATTAGCGCTAGAGTAAACTGCAGGAATATAATACATCCTAGAAAGATCTTTAGTCTGCGGATCTCCAAGATCGTTGAATTCAGAGTTAAGTGCGAACCAAAAGTGTCGTATTTTATCAGCCTCAATCTGGCTACTAAGTTGGAATACCAATCTAAACTTAGGTAGAACATCCGAACTGCTAGCAGTAGAATAACAAACGAAATTCCAATCACCAAACCGTTTCCGAAGCTCATCTTCTAGATTCCCATCAAACGTAATATCATCAACGTCAAGAGCAGCCCAACCAGCCCAAGCAAGGACATTTTCGTTCTTTCTAGTAGTATCAGGTTTAAATATAGCTGGCGTAATAAGTTCAGCATCTTGCTTACCATTTAGCTTCCTTTCACTTAGTTTACCTAAAAAGTTAACAAACTTATCCCATGACTCAAAGTCCATGCGGCGATGAGTCTTGTTATCATATACATATCTATTCTCCTTATCCCACCATCTCGGAGACTTAAAGATTGTCATACTATACATTACCCAAAGAAATCCTCTAACGTAGCTACAGGTTCAACATCCCACTCAAGAGCATCTAGTAGATGTTTGATAGGCTCAACGAAAGCCTTCTCATACTGCTTATTATAGTCGATAAATCGATGCAAGTCAAGCTCTTTAGGGAGGTCGTTAGTATAACCAATAACATTTTCTTTGATAGGGTTAGGAGTCTTAAGATAGCAGAACTTAATCTTCTCACCATTATTAACTAGTTCATACTTCTTATCTAAGCCCTTTTCTTTAATATAGTGATTATAGAGTAAAGCTCCTCTTACATGAATAGGACAAGCTTTACGATAGATAGTCTTAGAGTCTGCCCAAGTAATACCATTCTTAACTATATTACACCCTCTAGGAAACGATACAGATTCAGGAGGCAGCTGCTTCCATTCCTTCTTAAAGTCGGCAATAAACTTCTGAGTAGCAGTTTCACCTTCGTCAATAATAACTTTAAATATCTTCTTGAACTTATCACGACATACCTGAGGAGTAGAAGAACGCACAGCATCTACGCCCATCATCTTCATCTTAGGTTCGGCATACTGTACACCTTCGTTATTATGTACGTTCAGAATATACCGCTTCTTAGCAATCCATACCCCTC